ATTCTATCGATACGATTACAAAGATATGTAATATCGAATGAGTTTACATTCCAACCAGTGATGATGTCAAAAGATTCTGATCTCCAATACTTGATGAAGTTCATCAATAGGTTTGGTTCATTGGTACATTCAACATAGATCACATCCGATCTATTATGATTCCATGGGCCAATCCCAAAGACTACAGTTTCTTTTCCGAAAGGTTTGATTGATATTGCATTGACCTTTTCACCAGCGATCATTGGTTCAGGAAATCCATCTTCACACTCACACTCGATATCGAGGGATGCAACCTTGATTAGTTTCGGGTCATAACTGATATCACCTTGAAACTTATCTGCAATGTATGTGTAGATGTATCTGTCGTATCCGTGTATCTCGAATCCTTCGACACCTGAATATCTTTCTCTAAACTTTCTTGCACCACCCATAGAGTTAAGATTCACTGGTTCCAGTGATCTGCCGTCTAAAGATTTAAATGCAGTTTCCCCTTTCTTAGATGGGATATAGTGATTAGGACGATAAGAAACAGCCATCTTGACTTGTTTCTTACCTTGATATCCTTTGACTAGAATTTTGTCACGGGTTCGACAGACATTTGTATAGAAATCCATTATGTAATTATACTAGGGATGGTCTATTCTGTCAATGTAGTTCTGTCTGTATATTCTCCAAAATGTTTACGGACTACATCTTTTATGTCTTCGTAATGTGCAATCTGTTCCATTTCCTTTTGAATTGTTTCTACATGGTCACCATGCTCTGCAACACCAACTGAGTTCTTGCATTGTACAAGAACATTAATTTTGTGCTTTTCTATCTGACCGTCTGCATGTGCAACAACAGCTTTCAATAAATCATTTGTCATATCTTTGCTCATTATGTCTCCAATACCATTTGTTGTAACTCAACCGATCTTCGACCAACCTGACCGAACCATCTGCTGTCTTCCATTTGATTAGCCATTTCTTTCCAATCAGATGTGGAAACTGCATATAACATATTTCTGAATTTACCTAGACGATTTGCACCTAAGTTGAAACACATATTAACTAATACATGTTGAATGTTCTCAGGTAATGCATCAAAAACGATGTTATTGTTTTCACAAACATGAATTGTTTCTTCAACATGTTTATCAAAGTCGTCTGCATAGTACATGTCTACTACTTCTTGACTAACTGGAGTTCCAGCTGGTTGACCGTATTCGGGGTCTGACTTTTGGATTAAGTGACCCACGCCTAATGTTAGATACCCTAACGAATCTTCGTATACTTCTAAGACCTCACCTTCGTGTCTTTTAATCTGTTCCTTCAATACTTCTTTGTTCAATTTCTTTATCCCTCTCTATTTGTTCTTCTATGAGTTCCACTAAAATGTCACCCATAAGGTTTTCCAATTCCTTATTATTTAGGAGATCATCCATGTCTGCTCCCTCGGGAAGTCTTCTTATTGTTCTTTGAAAGTTTAAGTGTGGTTTACCATCAACGAACTGAACATCACCATATTGGTAGACTAATCCTTCCCATTCTCCACTGATGATTTCTATCCCAGCGTCCTTCTCATTTGGGTTTTCTACAACCCTAAAAACATTACGAAATAAACTCATCTAATGAACCGTGTTTGTCTCTGTGGTGGTGACCGATAGGATTCTCAGTCTTACCTCTTACACCTTTTGTTGCAACATCACTTCCACAATATGCAACACATGTATGTCTAACACCTTCACCTTTAATTTGTGTTACACCATGCAGTTCATTTGAATCTGCAATAATAACATCACCATCATCTGCATCAATACCAATTCCGTATCTAGGGAATGATAAGTATGCACCATCATAATCTCCACAACGGAATACGCACATAGTTGTCATTCCAAAATCAAGATCATCACCATCAACATGTGCAGACATCTTTCCAGCACCTTCGACATATGAATATTTATTTGCAGATATGGAAGTAAACGGAGCTCCATTCAACCAGTATTTCTCTTCAACACTTGTATCACAAAAGTCTCTTTGTTTCTTCCAAACTTCGGGTGCGCCTAACTTCAATGCTTGTTCATTGAGAGTTGCTATCTTTTGCATCTTTTCCCATTTCTCTTGGTTTCTTTTTAGTTTTGACCAACCACTCAGACCAATCATCCCTGTAAATCTTCCTCTCTTATAACCCATGAAGATAGAATGAATAGGATTAGCTTCTGCAATCCTGTTGAATGTACCATCTTTCTTTAGTGGATAGTATGAGTTTGCAGTTCTTAGTTTGTAATGTACACCTTCAATCATACCCTTCTTTGCCATTTCTTCTTTATCGATAGGGCCAGCTGCATTTGCACGAAGTGTAGATACATCTTCAATAGACTGAACTGTTTCTCTTAACTCTTCTAGGACTTCACCTTTGTAAACTCCCTTTACAATACATGCAAGTAGAGGTGGTTCCTCACCCAGTGTTGATACTGGTTTATAAATCTTTGTTAACTCATGGTCTGTTCCCACGGTTGATACGAGGTCTGTGATCTCACTTCCATCTAACCACTGACCGTTATATTTTTCCATAGTCTCTTTGAAACCATGATCTACTGATGGTGTGTGTGTTCTAACTGACATTATACTTCTCCAATATGTTAGTCAAGACACTATCAACTAATGCCTTGAGACAAAGTGGTGCAACCATCAAACCAATTCTTGCACCTTTGTCGTTATAATCTCCCGTACTCCTATAGTCATCGGGAAGAGTCATAATCCTTTGCAATTCCTTTGGAGTATATATTCTTTCTCCACTGGGATGAAAGTGATTACCACCCATAAACTTTGGTTGACATCCTTGTTCAGTCAATGAATGTGCAGCTTGATTCCAAGGTACAATTCTTGACATATAATAAGAATGTTTTTCATCTTCGGGTTTAATGATACCCTTTGCAATTTGTTCTCTGAACCATGGGCCAACTATATCGTCTCCGATACTGATTACTCTGTCTCTATCATTAATTCCTCTCATTCCTAGACAGGGGCCAGAGTTTGGAAAATCAGGATGTGTTTCAAATCCAAATACCCAATGTGCTTTAGAAGATTCTCTCATAGCTTCTTCTAAATATCTTGCATCAATTTGATTCTCTGCATCATCTTCTAAATCTGCAATTGCATCTGCAACTGTATATTCTTTCGTTGAAGGTTCAGGAAAAACACTTCCTAAAACCATCCATGGCATTCCAATCTTTTCTAGGACATCGTTACGAACTGCAAGTATAAATGTTCTTTCTCTCTTTTGTGGTACTCCATGTTGAGCTCCATTCATAACTTTGTATACTGCAGAATAACCTTCTGCTTCAAAGTCTGATATCATTCTGTTAAGATGATCTCTTGCATAATCCATCGTGAGACCTTTTACATTTTCACATATAACAACTTTGGGTTTTAGTTCTCCAGTAATACGAATCACTTCCCATGTAAGGTCTTCAATGTTTTGTTGTTTCATACCATATGCAATCTTCTCTTTGTTCCAACCTTCTCTTTTAGTTCCAGCCATAGAGAATGGTGGACAAGGTGGACTTGCATCCAGTATGTCAATATCACCCACACCAAGACCACTCAGTTCCATGATACCTTTTCCAGTAACCTGTTTGATATCTTTACATTCGTGAATAGTGTTAGGGAAATTTGCAAGGTAAGTATCTACATGAAGTTGTTGAAACTCATTCATGTATCTGCAGTCACCACCAGCAAGTTTGTATGCACATGATGACCCACCACCACCAGCAAAGAAAGTTATATAATTAAACTTCTTTTGTGATGCACCTTCTTCAAGGTCTTTAAGATTGTATCTAAAATATTCGTTCATAAAAAAATCCTACTAAACATATTATATTATATTTAGCAGGATTTAACAAGTGGGTTTTTATCCTACGAATTCATCACCTTCGTTCCATGCACAACCAGTGAGACCACCAGCTTGTAATCCTTGGAGAGTTCTTAGAACTTCCTGTGCATTTCTTCCAGTGTCTAATGCATTGATTGATGCATGTTGAATGACTCTGTCTTTATCAAAGATGAATGTAGCACGATAACAAACACCGTTTTCATCATCTACGATACCTAGTTGATGGGATAACCCAAGTCCACAATCAGCTGCAAGTGAATGTCTGATATTACCTATCAACTCATTATCTTG